TTCTTAAATCGTAATTTCCAATTAATCATGATAGCTCCTCCAATTTATTATCAATCTTATCTACTTTTTCTGATAAATTTTTAATTTGTTCTGTCATTTGGATAAGTACTTGCATTTGCAAGTCGTGATTATCCAATCTAACTTTGATTTCTGTTAGCTCTTTATCTTGCTGCTTATCTTTCTCTTCAAGAATCGTTAAGCGTTTTTCTGTTGAGGTCATACGACCTTGAAAAAAAGCAAAGATTCCGAGAAACGAAACAACACAAGACAAGACAACACTAATCGTTTCTGGTTTCCACATATTAAGTCACGCTTTCTAAGCTTATTCAGCAACATCTTCTTTCGTCAGCTCTTCTAACAGCTCGTCATCTTCGACCATTAGAGCGATTTGCGCTTTGACTTTTGGTTTTAAGCATTTTGGCACTTTGGCGTATTGATAGTTTCCTGAAATAATATTAATTGCATAAAGTTTAATCATCATGTCTGTTCCTCTTTCTATTTCGTCTTTAATTTTGTGTAGTAGTTTCATCAGTCAGCACTCCTTTATCGTAAAGTTGAGTGACAACGTCTAATAAAGTAGCTTGTGCTATTTCAGAGTTCTCCTTGTGCTTTTCAAGGTCTGCTGTGATTTCAGCAAACTTCTCGTTTTCGTACTTATCACGAAAATTCTCTTGATACACTACTGCAAGAGCTAACTCTTCTAGCTCGCTGTTTGATAAGCTGATTTTATCGGCTGGTAACATGACGGGGTAGTATGCGCCCTCGTCATTCGTCAAGGTTACTTTCGTACCTTTAACAGTACCGTCTTGTTCAAACTCCTGCGATTTTGAACCAAATTTTAATTTCATGTTTTCTCCTGTCTTTTTAACTTGGGAATGGGTCTGTGGTAATCCACGTAATAGAACCACCAAACCATAACGGACTTGCCGTTAGTTTGATACGTCCCGTTATTGCTCCGCTTGGACTATATTTCAGTCGTGCGTAAGAGTCATTAAAACGTACACCAGAACTTTCAGCCGTAATTTCTAAAATCATTGGTGTAACAGGTCTCCACCCGCTTGGAATAGTTTCGCTTGCTGTGCCGTCCCACGCAAGATTGCTTGGATACGTACGATCAATTGTGCCAGTCACAATATTCCCAGAACGAGCACAGTTTAAAGCGAAACCGTACGGACCAGGTATAGTAGCTGTATACACTTTAGATTGATTGACTGCTGTAAATTGAGCTACGCTGTTCTGAATTGCATATTGTTTCCACGATTGCCACGAATTATCTCTCTTAACACGAAAAGCCGAAATATTCCCTCCATATTCAATTGCTTCTTGAACTATCCAGCTTGTGCCTTCGTGTCGACTCACTCTAATGTAATGCCAGCCTGCTGTTAAAGGAGCATGTACTAAGTTGTATCCACGATAGAAACCCGATTCTGTGACTGTGTTTAAGTCTGTTCCATTAGATAGCAGAATAGCACTACCATCGTTAGCAGAAAGTCGATGATGTTGAATATCTTTATTTTTGTATTTAAAGACCCAGTCACTATCAACAGCATTGGTATTTTCTGGGTATTTCCCAAAACTTACAGCTGTTTCAGCCATTCCCATCACCATCTTTTCTGGTGAAACGGGTGGCGCTTTAACCGTACCCGAACTTGTCAAGGCATCTTCAAGTACGCCGTAAACTTCATAAGATTTGCCAATGTCGAACGTTCCGCTAAGCGTTGCTTTTGAGTTAGTCAGTGTATTAGTGACTTTATCGTTAACGCCTGCGCCAGTATCAGCTGTATAAGTAGTTGTGCCAAACGGCGCTGTTTTAAAGCTAAGTTTAAAGCTATTCTTTTGCACGTTGCCAATTTTAAGTGGCGCTATCTTAGCCGTTCGACTAACGACAATCTTATCTGATGATTGATTGGTGTCGCCACGAATTGCTGTGAATGTTAGCGTTGGTAAGAAATACTCTAACACCGTGATGTTGGTCGTAACAGCGTTACTAGAGCGTCCACGACTATCAACCACCCACGCTTTGACCTGCGCCGAACCATTCCACTTCATCAAGCCTAAATTGCCATTATTGGCGTTGGTAGATTGGTTCTTGTTAACAATTTCAGCGTGATAGTCTGTGATTGTAGAACCTTGCACACCAGTAGCGCTGTTAAACGCTACTTTAATGTCTGACACGATTTCAGCGAACGTGTTAGCTGTATTTAGCAGATTTTTAACAGCTGTATTGCTATCTGTTAGCGTAATACTACCAAGTGTTGGCTTGACGCTGCCTGGGACATTCAAGGTTAAAATACAATTGGTTTGACCGATTTTAGTAGAGCCACTATAAGTCTCCAGAACAATTTGACCCCAATCGCTTGTCTTATTCGGCATAGCTGTCGCAAGACTTAAAGGAGGTGTCCATGAGCACGACGTACCAACACCAGTCGCAATTGTACCAGACAATGACCCAAACTCGTATTTAAGGTTGTGAGTAAAACTACTGTTTTTACGATTGATATTGAGTGTCATTGCATTTCCAAGCGTACCTGTAACATTACCGATTGTGCTTGCTCGGGCAATAGTTGGCAGTGGAATAGATAAGTTAACAGTAGCTGAACCATAACCACCAGTATTAACATCAACTTTAAAACTGATGTTAACTGTCTTATTTCCGTTTCCGTCATGATTAACGACATAATCTTTACCAAAAATAAGTAGAGATGAATTAGTGCCAATATTAACACTAGCATTAACAATTTCACCGGTGCCATCAACATAAATTGTCATTGGTGCACTAACTCCCCAAATAGAAGCATAGCTATTGGTACGCAAGCGAGCTTGTAGATTGACTGTTGACCTATTATTAACTGTGTCTTGTCTGTTCCAATCAGACCAGACCTCTAACGTCATATTATGTCCGTATTGCCCACTAAATTGAGCTGTTGCCATAAGTCCTCCTTTCGTTATTTAACAAAGTATGTCGCATTGACATACTCATTTTTGGGATGAGCACGGGTAATGTAGTGTCCTAATTGCAAAGACATTGTAAATACACCATTATCGATGTGGAGCATTCTTTGACTAATGTAAGCAACTTCTGAACCACCACTTTGGAATGAAATGCGGTCTGGTGTGACAACGACTTTTGTTGTACTGTCGTTCTTCCCGATAATCATTCCGCCGTTTCCTTGCGTAATGTACGTGTCTATGAACTGCAATTTTTGAGAGTATTCCATAATTGGCTCAATGTCTTTGACACGTTCTTCAATAGCTTTCGTTATCTCAATAATCTTTTGACGACCGTCTAGGTCTTCTTTTTTTAGATTATTGATAAACGTTTCAAGCTCTGACACTTGCTCCAAAGTAGCTTTTGCCTTTAGCTCAACTTCCATCTGCAATCGCTTAGCTTCTAACGCATTCAGTTGCTCTTGCGTGAGTGCGCTGTCTGCTTTGCTGTCGATGTCAGCTTGGATGTCCTCTGGTGCCCATACATGACCAGTAGCAACATTTCCAAACTGTACCATGACACCTGTCACCCAAGCAGTCCCGCTTTTAGCACCTTCGAGGTTAAATATAATAATAGTTTTAAGCTGGTCGTAAGACTTGTTAGCTGCATAGTCATATGTGTACGTTATGTACTTCCAATCTGATGTACCTGCGAAACCCTCTAAAGTTGTATAGTCTGTGCTTGTAGTTGCACCAGTCGAGCTGTTCTTGCGAACCATTGCGTGTTTAAAGCAGTTAAACATATTCCAGCTATTCGCACCTTGAACAACATTCTCGTATTTCACCCAAGCGCTAAAAGTAACTTTTTGATACAACCTAGAGCTGAAATCTGGTTCTATATTAAAAGCTAGCTCTTTATTGTTTGGAATACGATAACACTTCTTCTGACCCGTGATGTGATTGTCTGGCAATATTTCTTCTATGAAACCACCAGTAGCTTTCGACTGTATCCAGAGATTACGCCCACTAACTTCAACAGTTCCAACCATATCAACCCACTTATACTTCGTTGGGTCTGTACTGTCAGCTTGCGTGTAGTCGGTGTAAGTACCTAAATAGCGCTTATTGTCAGTATTTGACGTGCTGAAATCTTTCTTACCGTCTGCGCTATTGGCGTATGCAATGTGTAAGTATGGTGTCTTACCGTCAGCTCCAGCTTTACCAGCAATACCTTGCGCACCTTTATCACCTTTATCACCTTTCCACTTGCTCCACTTGTACTTCGTCGGGTCGTTGCTGTCTGTGGCGTTGAAATCTACGTACATACCGATATAAGCTTTGGTTTGGTCGGTCTGGCTAAATCCGCCACCCGTAGCATTGTCAGCGTAAGCAATATGCGTGTACTGCGTTTTACCGTCAGCGCCTTTGACCCCTTGGATTCCTTGGTCTCCTTTAGGACCTTGCAAACCTTGGATACCTTGCGGACCACGTTCGCCCTTGTCGCCCTTGTCTCCTTTTAAACGGCTCCAAGTGTAAGCAGAGTATGTCGTACTATCAGCAGAATTATAATCAGTTAGTGTTCCGACATAGAGAGCACCAGAGAAATAAGTAGTGCTAAAGTTGGTCTTTCCGTCTGCGCTATTTGCGTATGCAAAATGAATATAACTTGTCTTTCCGTCAGTCCCTTTTGGACCTTGAATACCTTGTGCGCCATCTTCACCTTGCCATTTAGACCATGTATAAGCACTTGCTTTGGTACTGTCAGCAGAATTATAGTCGGTATAGACACCAATGTAAGCATTGGGCGTGTCTGTGATTTGACTATCACTAGGATTTGCGACTGGGGCATATTTTATGTGAATATAGCTGGTCTTTCCATCGTTCCCTTTTGGACCTTGTGCGCCCGTTTCACCAGTAGCACCAGCGATTCCTTGCTCACCTTTTGGTCCTTGTGGTCCCGTGTCACCTTTTTCACCCTTATCGCCTTTAGCACCGTCAGCACCATCATTGACGTTAGTCAGAGTGATTTCAGTCGTTGCTACTTCGTTGTTGCCAATGTAGGCAGAAACAGTTAAAACAGCGGTATCTTTGATAGTGCTAGCTCTAGCAAGGTATTGCATGGCAACAGTAACGTTTCCGTCAAGAGCCCAGCGCCAAGTGACATCAGAAGCAAGCAACTTCTCGCCCTTGTAAAGATTGGCTTTAAATAGCGATTCTCCCTCGCTATTCTTAAACGTTGTCCCGTTATCACTTGAAATCTTGATAGTGTATGGGACTGCCGCTTCTGCCATCTCTTCCATTCGAGCTAACAAGTTAGCGTCTACCTTGTTTTCTAACTCTTTAAAATTAGTAAAGACTGTTCTATCTTCGTCAGGATTTGAAAAACTTCGGTGAACCTCTGAGGCACGCATTTCTAAAAGCAATGTTGGGAAGAATTGGTCATCTCGAACCTTAACGGTGTCACCCGGCTCTAAATCAGCGTCGCCTTTAACTTCATAAGTGACAGCTGGATAACAACCTGCTTTTAACGTTTTAAGAGCGGTAGCTTCAAGAACTGCTTCATCTGTTGTCTCTACAGAAATATCCTTACGAATCCAGTTATCACCGATTACTTTTCCATTTAGAACTGCGGGATAAAGCTTTTGCGATAAAGGCGCGTAAATATTACCGTTTTTAACATAGAACTCAACTTCACCGTCAGAATTCTTCCACTCTTTATATTTGCTAGAATCAATGACAGTCTTGACTGTTTCTTGGACGTCTTCCGTGTATGTTTCTTGGACGGGTACAGTTTTAGTAACAGCTTGACCACCTACAGTCTTACCAGCTACTAACTCTGGCGGATAACACAAAGTCTGAACACCAGCCATGTAAGCATTAAGATTATATGTATTCTCAACGATGTACATACGACCTGCATAGTTCTGCTCTAAAACTGTGATATTAGAGCCGTTAATCGATTTGATAATTGCTGTATGTCCGTAAATTCCAGTCCAAAACGGTGAACCATAATTAGCTTTAATATTTACGATTGCCCCAGCTTTAGCCTTTGAAACTGAGCCAGCTTCAACGCCCCAACCAAAAGCGCCCCAACGGTAATCTGTACCGATGTTAGAAGCGGCGATACCTGCACCAATTCGACCACTAATACCAGTAACACCTCCACCCAGCCCAGGACCACCTAGCAAACTAGAATATAAAGCAGACAGAGCATAACATTGCCCTGTCCCTACTCGTTGCCCTTTACGACTTTCGATATTTCGTAAAGCGTTCTCTGTATTCGTAGCACCGCCACTAGAAACCGTAACAGTCTTGTTAACAGTACGTGTCTTAGTGACTTTATGAGTGACTGTTCTGTCGCTACCAGTTGGGTGAATCATATTGAAAATAGTCGTTTTATCGATTGTACGTGTAATACTTTCGATATTATCGTCGTAAGCCAAAATGATGTCATCACGTCTTGCGCCGACGCCTTGGTGGGTGTCATCGTGCTCCTTAAAGACATTCAAACGAAACACTTTCAAAGAGCTGTCGTCATTCAGGTAAGTTTCAAAAGCAATCTCAGCGTCAAAGTTATTTGCTAACGAAATCAAGCGCTTAAGCTTAGTATCTTGCCCAGTCCATTCAAGAGTTCTTTTCTGGTCTGAGATTTCATTGATGCCAAGCTTTAACGCTGCAAAGTCTAACAAGTCAAGCTTCTTACAATATTCTTCAAAAGTGTAAGCTTTGTCAGCTCTGTAGGCATTGGCGTACTCGTTTAACAGTTCAAGATTCAAGTTCTCGCAAGAGCATGTGATAGAATTCTCATCTTCAACTGTCTTCATGATGTTAAACAGATAAGCGCGTCCGTTGTCATGAAATGACACAAAAGAGCGCTCGTTCAAAGTTTGATAGACACGTCTGTTGTGAGTGTCTAAATCAAGATTCTTTTTATCGACAGAAAAATCAAAAGTCGCGGAACCTGTTTCAAGGTAGCGCGACCATATATCATCGTAAAACTCTAGACCTTGCGTGTTCTCTTCGTTATCCAGAAAACCAACGCGTTCAAGGTTCTGGTCTAAAATACTTAACAGCATTAGCTCCACCTTTCCTCAAATTCAATTGATGCTGTCGGTGTTTTTTGACACCAACTAGACGTCGTTAACACGACTTGACTTTTACCTCTTGGGATTTTCAAAAAATCAGAGCCATCTATCATTTCTTTAGCACTCTGAATTCCGTTAACTGAGATAGTTTTATTCTCGCTATTGACTTCGACTGTGCTGCCCATTGTATAGCGATTTGGAATATCTTCCCACGTAGGTACTTTGTTAGCTTGAAAGAGAATGTCGCTAACATACATACGAGTAACTAAGGCATGACCAGAGAAGCCACCTAAAATAAGGTGAATATTTGCTGTTTTCTTGCCTTTAATTGCTGGAATAGTCTTAGGTTTACGACTTCCCCACCAATAAAATTCAACAACGTCATCTTTCCGTAAAATATCCGAAAATCCTCGCGGTTCGTTGAATGGGTTATCTTTATCGTATTGTGTATCTAAGAATTTAATGTTCTCTAAAATGCTATATCCACCTTTACCGTCAGCTCCGAGAAGGTTATACTCACAATTCAACCCTCTTGCGCGTTTAAAGGTTTCGACACCATATAAGAAAGTACCCTCTGCGTCAGTAGCGATTATCTTGATAAAGCCATATTGATTATCAAGCAATCCCGGACCACTCCAAAACAACTGACGCCACCAGATGTAGTCGTACAGTGTGGTGTTCGTAACAGGAAAAGTCAAACTTCCCGAACTGTTGACACCTTCTTGCGAGAAAGCTTGCAAATAGACATAATTGCGACCGTTGAAATTAGTAGTTCCTAGCGTTCCAGTGAGGTTTTCCGCAACATTTGAAATAGCTTGGTTCTTAGCTCCATTTTGGAAGCCTGTCAGAATCTTACTGTCTCGATAATCAAAATCCAGTACAGATTTTTCAACGGTTTTCCCGTCAACTTCCTCTTTGCTTCCTAAAGCCATAGCAGCCGTTGCGTTAACCATACCAAGGTAACCGTTATCGCTGTTGGATTTGACTTTAATAATAGGCAAAGCAATCTCATTCCCTTTGTTTTCCACGTCAAAGATGATTTGCCCGTCTTTAACTGTCGGATTCTCAAAACGCTTGTAAGCCACGCTGTGAGCCACGCCATCGAACGACTCAAACTCTAGTGTTAAATCTGCTTCTCTGACCGAACTTGACGGCTCAGGAAATTTACTAATACTTGCTAAGTAATAACGGTCTGGTTGGTCGCTAAAGACTAATTTAGCTGGGTAAGTTGCAAAGATGTCGTTTAAAATATCGATTTTATCTAAGACGTCGCCTTTGATAAAAATATCGACTTTGATTGTTTTCCCGCCTCGTCGCTGACGTTTAAAAGACAGGCCACGAGTTGCGACCTGTCTTGTTTCATTTGTGATGTCAGCGATTCCCGGACGATGTATTTTTAAGACAGTGAGATAAGGCTCAAGGTCTACACCGTTATAGGACATTGTTTTTAAAATTTTTTCCAAGCATTATCCCCCTTTCAAACGTAAATTACGAGCGTTGGAAGCTGCAATTTTTTCTTGATACTTGCGATATGTTTTGCCTACAAGAGTGTCGCCGTCGAGGTACACATCAAGCTCTTTATCCAGAATTTCTTCGAGCACTCCAAGTATTTGATAAAGCACTTCGACGCTTTCAGATTCTCCGCTCGTTGCGTCAACAATTCCTCGACCGATTCCAGCCAAGGTTTTATCATTTAGTGGCAAGACAGCTTCATCGCCAGCTTCACCACCAACCATCGCCTTATCGCCATTCATACCAAATAGCGTAGGGCTAGTCATGATACCACCTTTTTTATAGAATTCCACACCAAGCGTTGGAATCTTACCTTTTAAGAGGTCTCCAATTCCCCAACCTGCTGGCGAAATGCTAAAGTGTGGCATTGGAATGTGTGGCCATGAAATACTGAAATTAAAGAATCCCTTAATGGCGTCAATTGCATTTCTGACAGCGTCTCTAGCTCCGTTAATTGCATTGGAAATCGTATCTTTAACGCTGTTCCAAATACTCGAAGCGGTGCTTTTGATAGTATTGAACGCATTCGAAACAGCGTCCTTAATTCCATTAAACACATTCGAAGCCGTTGACGAAATACTATTCCACAAACCAGATAAGAATGACGAAATACTATTCCAAACGCTTGAAGCTGTTGAGCTAATAGTATTCCAGAGCGTGCTAAAGAATGCACTTAAAGCGCTAAAGACCGTAGTAGCTAGTGTTACAATACCATTCCAAAGTGTTGAATAGAACGTAACAAGAATATTCCAGTACGTTTGAGCTACTATTACAATACCGCTCCACAAAGCGCTAAAGAACGAGCTTAAAGCATTGAAAATTGGCGTAGCTACTGCTAAAATACCGTTCCAAATTGTGGTTAAAGTCAGAACGAAGCCTTGCCAAACGCTCATTGCAAAAGCGACAATAGTATTCCATACCGCTGTTAACGCTGAACTGATAGCGTCCCAAACGCTTGTCGCAACTGATTTAATTCCTTCCCAAAGACTAGAAAAGAAATCAGCTATGTTTTGCCAGAATCCTTGTGTAAACGCCCAGAACACTTCCCAAGCGGTTCGTAAAGGCGTGTAGATTGCTAACCAAGCTACTTGGAAAATGATTGCAATACTCACCCAAAGAACGTTGAAGAAGGTTACTAATCCATTCCAAACCGCTTGGGCCGCGCTAACAATTGAATCCCAAGCACTTGTTAAATCGTTTTTAACACCTTCCCAAGCGCTAGATACAGAATCTTTAATAGACGTCCAAAGATTACTGAAGAAGTCCACTAGACCTTGCCAGATTTGACTTGCGCTCGATACGAGTGACTGCCATGTCTCGCCGAGCCACTTCGTAAAGTCAGACCACATTTTTTTGCCGGTTTCCGTTTGGCTAAAGAACCAAACAAGTCCTGCTACTGCTGCGGCAATTGCTGCAATTAAGATTCCCCAAGGATTAATAGCCATAGCTGCATTGAATGCTTTAACTGCTCCTGTTCCTGCCACGGTAGCAGCTGCGTGTGCTCCCTCAGCCGCTGTCAACGCTTTAGTTCTTACCATGTGAGCTAACATCAAACCATTTGAAACACCTAAAATAACATTTCTAGCCGTTTCAATTCCTTTGATTACACCAGTAACAACCTTGTAGCCGGTCCAAGCACCGGTAACTCCGACAATAGCAGATTTAAAGATATCTACTGAGGTGCCGCCTTGTTTGAACCAAGTGACAAAATCCTTAACACCGCCTGTTGCGTCTGCTAAGAAATCAGAGACACCTTTGATAGCGTCTTTTAAGCCGTCAACCTTTCCTTTGCTGTCGTCAGCGCCAGAAAAGCTACTGAAGAACTCGCCAACCATGCTTGCGACTTCCAAAATAATCTGCTTGATATTCTCGTAGGCTGTTTGAAGACCTGAAAACTCAGGCGGAACTTGCGAGAAGATTTTGTCTAAGAAAGCGATAAAATTATTCGACACTTCCGGCAAAATCGTATTAAACAGAATATTAAAAATCATTGGAAGGATGCTAAAAAGCGCCCCCAACAACTGTGTAGCACCATCAATCAAAGCTGGAAGTATTGTTTGAAGTAAACTTGGTAGATATGCTGAAAGTTGAAGAAGAACTTGTGTGAGCCCCTCGATTACTCGTGGTAACGCTTCTTGAATTCTTGGAATAATGTTGTCTAACACTCGTCCAAACGAATAAGTAACATTATTGACTAATTTTGCTATATTTTGGTCAGAATCAGCCATACCAGTAAGCAAATCAGTCCACGCAGCTTTCATCATTCCAATAGAACCAGAAATAGTCTTCTCAGCTTCTTTTGCTGTTGTTCCAGCAATGCCCATTGATTCTTGCATAACGTGAATAGCTTCAACGACATCAGCAAACGAATCAATATTATAGTGGATACCGCTGATTTTCTCAGCTTCTTTCAGCAAACGCTGCATTTCTTCTTTAGTACCACCAAAACCTAGCTTCAAGTTATCCAACATGGTATAGTTCTGTTTGGCAAAACCTTGATATGCGTTTTGGATAAGGTCTATCGAAGTACCCATCTTGTTGGCGTTGTCTGACATGTCAACTACTGCTTTATGTCCGACTTCTGCGGCTTTTTGAGTGTCGCCGCCCAAAGATTGAACCAAAGACGCACTAAAGCTGGTAATGGTTTCCATGTAAGCGTTGGCTGACAAACCAGTTTCTTTGAAAGAGTTTCTAGAATGTTCCATTACAGCGTCTTGCGCTGATTGTAACTTATTGAATTCTTCCGAAGCGTCCTCGACACTTTTTCCAACGCTTTGAGCGTATTCTTCAAGACTTTTTCCACCAGTACCAAAAAGCGTTTCAACACCACCGACCAACTGTTCGTATTCAGCATAATTTTTAACTGCTGCCACCGATACAGCGCCAAACGCTGCTGCTCCTGCAGCAAGACCGACGCCGATAGCTTTCCCGGCTTTGACAGCTAAGTTGCCAACACCACTAAAAGCCTTTCCGATTTTTCCGTGAGCTCCTTCGGCTTTACCAGTTGTCTCGTCGATAGCCTTATTGGCTTCTTGGTTTTTGATACCGATTTTTCCGAATAAGCTAAATAGTTCCATCTACATCTCCTTTCTTGTCATTGTTCAAAATAAACTCAGCCATTTCGATAGCTTTCTTATCTTTCTCGACTGACTGCTTCTTGTCTTGACGTCCTTCAGAATGAAGATTATTGTTGATGAACTCGCCTAAACTTAATTCGGTATCTTTAGCCAACCAAATATCTCGCAACTCTTCTTTTTGAGCTTCATTAACTAAATACACTAAAAAATCCAACGTTTGCCCTAAGGTCATAGTCCCTAAGACAAGCATTGGATTGGCATATCGTTTAAATAATAAATCTTTTAATCTAAATTCTGTTAGCTTAACACTGATGCAATAGATTTGAAAAAATCTTTAAGTTCCTCTTTCTTGAAGAAAGCAGTCAATAGTTTTGCGTAGTCAATCATGCTAAGCGAATTGATTTCAGAAACTTCTTTACCAGTTAAATCAGCAAGAAAACTGTTGATGTCATCTTTTGCTTTGTTGATATTTTTCATAACAGCAAAGACAAGGCCGGCAACGACTTTTGTTCCTCGTTTTTCAAGGTCTTTTTCAGCGCTGTTAAAGGCGCCATCGACCAAAGCCATGATTTCTTCTTGACAGTCAAGTTTGCCAAGGATTCCAAGCATTGTAAAGATGTCATCACCTTTAAGCTCACGCATTTTTGTTGTTTCTTTTGGTAGTTCAGTTACTTTTTCAGTCATCAATCAAAATCCTCCAATATTCTATTAAACTTCAAGACTAATTTCAGGATAGTAAATACGCGCTGGAAGCGTTAGGTCTTCCACTTGGTCTTCGTCAGCGTGTGCTTCGAAAGTCATCGCTACTACAGCTTCGTCATTGTCTTTAAGCTCCATTTCAAGACCTGATGTGCAAAGAGCGTTATCTAAAACAACGATAATTGGGTCTTTAGTCCCTGAAATAGTACCAACAAGAGCGATATTTTTGAGGTAATCAGAATTATCAACTGTACCTTTGCTCGTGATAATCTTGTAGTTCGTTGGTGCTGTTTCCCCATCGCCAGATTTAACTTCGGCACCGAGAGCCAAAGCGATATTTTCAGCAGTTAACTCTTTGACGTTAGTTTCAAGTGTTGCGTTTTGAGATTCAAGCAATTTCAAACCAACAGCTTTAGTTTTAACACCGTCAACTTCAACTTCACGATAGCTTTTCTCGATAGTAACTTTGTTACCGTCTGATGTAGCACCGAGAAGTTCACCTTCCCATTTACTCGTTTCTTTATTCCATTCAAGGTTTTTAAAAACAGCGCCAGCGTCAACAATATAAGACTTTGGTGTGTTCTTTGTGTACCCAGTTTTACGTACAGCTTGTTTTGCCATTAATTTCTCCAATCTATAATCAAATAAAAACGCACGTCTCGACGTTGTAGCATGTCTGACCCTGTGTCAGTCATGTTGCCACCCTCAAAACGTGCTCTAATGTAACAACTATCAAGCATTTCAGAATAGTTCCGTAATACTTGTTTTAATTCAGCTGTTTTGGTCTCGATTCGTTCGTCATTGCTGCCTTGATTATCAAAGATAGTTACGTCCAGATAAGCGCCGTCGGCGTATTTGTCACGATTATCGCTATCGTAGCTAAAAACCAGATAAGGATAAGTGATTTGTTGACTTGTGTTCTTTCTAAAGTAACTTTCAGCGATGACGTTTTGACATTGTGCCAACACAGCGGCAATAACTTCGTTCATTGTGACCTCTTTAAGTTAAATTTCTAAGACAATCTTCCAAAATTTCTTGGATTTGTGACTTATTCTGACGAAAAGCCTTACGCAAGAACTTAGTGGGTCTTTGTCCGTAAGTGAAATATGTCTTACCGTCTGCGGCTGTATACACCCAGCCACCTTTACGACCGTTCCCTTTCTCGGCAAATTCACCAGTACCGAATTCAATCCAGACTGCATACTCGCAATTGGTTCCGACGTACCCGACCAATTCGTCACGGTCAACGCGATAGTCAATACTATCACGCAAGGCTCCAGTATCTACCGGCGCCAAACCAACAGCTACACCCTCAACAAGCATACAAGCTTGAATTAGGCCACGAATAGCCTGTAATTCAATTTCATGCTTAACTGCTGCTGAATTATCTTTAAATTCACTAGACATCAACCCACCGCCTTCAAAAAGATTTCTAAGTGGTCGTCTAATTCCATCGGATTATCAACGTAAGTCACTTCGTAATCTCTGTCTTTGAAACGAATACGGTCTGAAATGCTAATTTCTAGACTTGTATCAAATGTGATAATAACATGAGTGCTTTCCGCTGTGATTGCATTCTGACCATTGCTTTCTTCGCCGCTTAAAAAGTCAATCCAGCCATCAAAGATGCCAGATTCCTGAAAGTCGTGAATGGTTTGACCTAGACTGTTTCTTTTACTTGTCTTATCGTATTTTAAAATTGTAAAAACAGACATCAAGACCACCTCAATTTCTTATACTTCTTCAAGAAGCCTAAAAGCGTTGCTGGATAACCTTCTTGACTTTCTGACGCTGTGACATCGTAGTAAGTGACCGAGTGACGACTTATCGATTCCGATTTAACCCCAATTTTTCCAGTCATTTTAGAATCGTATTGAATTAATTTCTTAATTCCTGCTAAGACGTCCGCTGGGTAGCTTATTTTAGTCAGAATAGCCTTTGTCGATACTTCCGCGATAAATTCTCCGTCAATCTTCAACACGTCGTCAGCGACTTCTAAGACTGTATATAAGCCATCGTTAAAATGACTGTCATTTATTTCAATGGTATCTCCGACTTTGAAAATGTCTAGACGACCTTTAGAAACACGGATTTCATCATCAGAAAGCACTAAACCAGAGCACCTAAAGCGAATATTTTGGAAATTGTTATTGGTTGACACTCGGACCATCGTTTCAAGACCGTCACAATACTCTTGTGTGGCGCTTTTATCAATTTTTTGAGCGTCTTCAAGCGAAATAATCATACATACCCCCAAAAATAAAAGAGAGTAGCTGACTACTCCCCTTCTTGTTCTGCTAACAATTCAGCTAGCACTTCTGTACGTGCATTCTTCTTGTAGTCTACACCTAATTCATCAAGTTTTGACTTGATTTCATCACGGTTAAGCTCTTTTTCAGTTTTTTCAGCTACGTCTTGCGGTGTTTTGCCTGCTTCTTTAGCTGGAAGCTGAATAAGTTCCTTAATAAGAACTGAGCCTTTGGCGTTTTCGCCTTTCAAGAAAGATTGTACACGTTTTTCATCAGGTTCATATCCCTCACGGGGATAGATAGCCCCGATTGGGTAAAGAACACCTTCGTCTTGTGAATCGATAAACGAATCAACGACAAGATAAAGCTTTTTCATTTAATCACCTTCTTAGACTGTTTCAGTAGCGAGTTTGTGACGAATTGCCACGATACCGATATTTTTATCTTCGTAAACTTTAGACCAGTTATTAGCTGTTGCAAGCTCGGCGTTTGAAGGTGTTTCACCAGCTACTGTAGTGTCAGTGAATTTTACGCCGTAAGGGTGAAATACGAAAGCGCGACGTGTGAATACTTCATCAACACCAGCGGCAGCTTTACGATTTGTTTCAAAAGTAGTTAGTTTCGCTGGTGTTCCGTTGTTACGACCAAAAGCGCCCTCAGCTAGCAAGTAAGTTGTGTAAACATCATCAGCCGGTGCGTTGCTATCATCAACAATGACACGGTAATCAAGATAGGTTGGAATGTTGATTGTTGCGTCCGTTGGTTGGATATAAACAATCAAGTTATCTTGTTGCAATTTAGTATATACAGCTGAGTGCATAACCATAACTTTAAGCTTATCGGCAGAATCACCAAGTAATTGTTTAGCGTTCAAGACCTCTTTAGCTGTGATTGGTTTTGTTGCAATGTCTAGCAAGTGAGTAGATGCAAGTGCTCCATTTTCAATAAATAAACCTTTGAGAACTGAAAGCAAGACTTTCTGCTCTTGACGCAACCAATAGTCACCAATTCGGTCAAGAATAGCACGCATTGGGTCGTCACCAGAAACAACTGCTGCTAACTCGTTAACAGCCCAACCACGACCACGATACATAACAGCTGCCATGTCTTTTCCTGCTGTAATTTTACCAGTCGAAAGCTCTTTATCTTCTCCAAGAACTTCATCATCACCAGACAAATCATTCCAGAATGGCATATTGACAAGGACGTTTCCGGCTGTAATCATTTTAGAAACACGTTCGTCCGCTACTGCAATACCGGAGTTAACAATTAGTGATTTTTGAGCTGTGTATTGTTGAATGTAGGCGTTGTAGATTTCTGGAGTAATAGTATCCAGAATTTTAGTAATTTCGTTTGACATTTAAATTCTCCTTTATTTGTTTTGCTGTTGCAAGAACTGAGTCAAGTTCATTTCAGGATTTGCAAGAACTGACTCAAGACTTTGTGGTTGTGGCGGTTGTCCGTTACCTAATCCAGCACCACCTAATTTAGTGAAGCCTTCAGGCTCTTTAGTTGGGTCTGGTACTTGCTCAAAGAATGAAGGTAGGTTTGCTTGTAAGTCCTTGATTTTATTGTCAAGGTCTTTGACATTGCCTTCCTCATCTACTTCAAGCTCACCAAGTTTGAACATGAGATAATCAACATCAGTCCCTTTAGCAGCAGTCAAAGCGTCTTTGATTGTCTGTTTACGAGCGTTGTCTTTCGCTTCCTGTTCTAGCGTTGCAACTTTCTCTTTGTATGACTTCAATTCGCTTTGTAGCCCCTCATTGTCCTTGTTGTTTTTCTTCAAAGTGGCAAGTGTTGCATTGGCTTCGTTTAGCTGTGCTTCTGCCGCGGACAGTTTCTCTTGCGTAGCTTGCACGGCCTTGCCATGCTCTGCCATAATTTGATTGATAACGTCTTCGGACAATTCCAGAGACTGTAAGAATTCACGTTTCATTTCTTCTCCTTCTACGTCTGTTTAACGTGAGACGACCACGAGAATTTGAATAATGTTGACAATTTAACGCCTTGTCTCGGCGAAAGTCCCAAGTTGGATTCGAACCAACGATTGAGCTTTTGCAGAGCTCTGCCTTTCCTCTTGGCTGCTAGGACACAAACAAAAAAGCCGTATTTCTACGACTTTTTGAGTATAAAAAAGCACCATCGTTTAGATAGTGCTTAATAATCAAATGTTTTATCATTTTGTTGATATTCTTCTTTGAGGTGTGGTTAGCTTGTCAGCTTTTAAATAATCTGTATTATTCGAAACAGAGAACTGACGCCTATCAATAGCTTTCGCCCATTCGTGATAATTCTTGACTTGAACAATCTCTCTTGTCTCATTATCACGTCTTAAACGCGTGTTTTTATCGTTTTTTAAACGTGAAACAGTACGACAACGGCAATTACAATCCTCGCTAGCCACCCCAAACATGTGTGGTTGCTTAGCTTTTAACCCACCGACTTCAAAATCTTCATCAGGTTTGACACGCTGACCGTCCAATTTTGCGTGGTCGCTACGAGTGCGATTATCAAGTGTTGAAATCCATTCTTTCTCGAACTCGACCCCTAATTTCATCGCTTCAAGCTGTGATTTTTGCCTTGCTATTGCTTGAACTCGACCAGCTTCGGTACGTGTAATGTTCAAAGCTCGACGGTAAGAACTATAACCGAGTTCTGCTAGCCTAGCAGCAGTCTCTTTGTAGCTGCAACCCTGCAAGAATACTCGTGTAAGCTCTGATTTGATATTTGACTTCAAGCGTTCAGCCACACCGTCATTCAAGCGTTCAGAAAGCTTGTAGTTAGCTACGGGTGTTTCTATGATTGTCTTTAACTCTTCGCTTTTCAACATTGTAAAGTTGATAGCTGTATTCTTAGATTCATACTCATAAAAGAGCTCGTTATAAGCAATCTTCCCCGTACTCTCTAAATAGCTACTTATTTCCGTTTTAAGCCCTTGCTTTAATTCCTTGGTTGATTTATCAAGTTGTTCTAAAAGGCTCGTCATACGACTTAATTTTAGCTGTTCTGTGGACGATAATTCTTCATATCGTTGATAATCAACAAGCAAAGCTTTTTTTAGGTCTTTAATCGTATCGACATACAAACCATACAGCTGTTGGTCAGTCTTCTTGTCCGCCTTTGTCAACAGGTTCTCGATTTCCTGTTGGAATTGGTTCAATTCCGTCATCGTCCACCTCTGTTATTTGGTTAAAATCAGACTTGTAAGCTTGCTCACCAAGCGCTTTCTCGACTTCGTCCGGGTCAACTTCTAGGATTTCGGCTAACAACTCTAAAACTGTACGGTCATCTAAGCGAGGAGCGGCAGTCATGACGTTATTAATCAATACTTGCTTAGTGTCAGCCTCTGATTTGGCTACTGTGGCATTATCGGTCTCGTTTGCCATGACTGAGCGTGTTATAGTCACCTCAATATCTGACGAATCGAATGCTTTGACATTTAATTCATTGATATTTTGAACAATCAAGTCAAGCATTTGCTTGATAACCGCTCTCAATCGAACTTCAGTCTTGTTACATTTTAGGTCTAGCAAGCTGTAACGAGATTTAATCACAATGTTCGTGATATTGCCGTCGCCAATTTGCGAGCTATCAAAGCCCATACCAAACTTATAAATCCCCTCTTTATCGATTGACAACTTAGTTTTACGAGCTTCTACCGGAATATCAACCGTTTGAACATCAACACCGCCATCTTCATCAACACTAACAGTCTTTTTAGATTTCAGGTTAGTAACCAATGTGTCTAGATTGTCGCCTTCAAATCCTCGAACAATGTAAATCGGGTGGTCAAAGTCAATTAAATTGTTAGACAACGAACAAGCCATCAAATCATAGTCATCAATCAAGTCTTTAATAGGCTCTAAATCAGTCTTCTCACGCTTGTTATTGGCCAGCTTGATAAATGGCACTTGGCCATAGCCTTTGCCGTAGTAGGCGCCGTTTTCGTCTTTAGCGAGCTGATGAAAGGCTGGGTTCACCTCAACGGATTCATCTAGCTTCATTTCACCCTCGTTGACACAAACAAAGTAAAATACCTGTTCTTTCGTCCAAAACTGAGCACGAATGACATTCTTGACCTCACTCTTAACTGTGATTTGGTCATCATAGTAGTAAATCATTTGGTCAATAGCCAAGTTCTCGTCGTAAATTGGAATGGTTTTGAGTGCGTCAGCTGTTTTGAATCTGATTTTACCTTTTTCATCAACACTCCAAAATACGTACTCATAAGATTTCTGACTTGCACCCTCAACAAGCTCTTGTAGCATAAGTTGAAAGTCATCATCGATGTATTGTTCAAGATAGCTTTGCAACTCTAGCTGGTCTGTTGCGAATTCAACAGGATTAGAAAGCAAGTATTGGACTTTCTGGTCAACGAGTTCAGTAAAGAATCCATGTGAGATTTTGGTGTTAGCTCGGTATTCTTCCTCTTTTAATTGACCGTTGCTGTCAAAGAAAAACAAGCGTGTGTCTAAGATGTCATGACATGAATCATAATACCGAACGCCGTCCCTCATTTTCCGCTTTAAAGCACTTGCTCTGTCGCTATTAATCAAGCTTTTGATTTCAGTAGCAAGCATTGAAATGTCGTTAGTTTGTAACATTATATGCTCCTTAATATAGCCAACCTTTTGATTCGACACATTGCAAAGCATAGCGCAAGGCGTCCATCAAGTGATTATTTTTATCTTCTGGTTTATTCAACCAATTACCTTCCTTATCTTGTTGGTAACAATAGCTGTAAAATTCGTCCATGATGTGAGTACAAGACGAATGTACAATAATTTGATAGCCTTGTAACTTCGAAATACCTGCCATGATTGAATCTTTACCTTTGCGACTAGCTTTAACACGTCTCAAACCATGTTCTTGTTTAAGCTCTTCAATCAAACGTGATTCTGCACAATCTGCAATGATAGTCGCTTTCTGATAACCTTTTGATACAATCAAATCAGCCACTTCACGAGTGAATAGACCGACTTGATAAGCTTCGTCAAAGATGTGTATTTCCTTCGTCTCATCATTAATCAAGCAAGCCACAAGCGCTGTAGGGTCGTGAGTAAAACCAAAGTCAAGGCCAAGCGCCAGTTTATTATTTTTGTCCTTAAGCAACTCGTCTTTGTCAAAATCTTCAACTCTGACATTCTCGAATACAAGTCCTTCAGCTACGCCCCACTCACCATCACAAACGATACGAGCACGCCTTGGGTTAGTGATGTACAGGTCTTCATAGCGCTGTCTATCGACCTCGTCTAACCACTCATTACACTTATAAGTAGTGGTCAAAGCTAACGTGTCAGCCCGCTGTGTATCCTTATCAAAAAAGACTCGTTTTAACCAGTGCCTTTCGTTCCACGGGTTAAATGTCACTGTTATCTGCTTAAAAAAGTCAGGAACATTCAAGCTACCACGAATAGATTCGACAACTGTACTAAATTTGTCTTCTGTTTCAATTTGATAAGCTTCCTCGAACCAAGCCCAGCATAGAATCCCGACGTCAACAGTAATAGACGTGATTTTCAACTCATCGTCAAGACCTCGAAACAGAATCTTTTGACCTGTCTTCTTTAAAGTGATTTCAGGCAAGCTTTCGTTGAATTTAAAAAGGTGTGTAACCTTTAATTGATTACACGCCCATTTAAAATCTGTATAAGTTGACTGCTTGTTAGTATTTGAGTACCTGCGGACTACCAACAAGTTAGCCCACGGGTATTTCAAAAGCCTTGTGATGAAATTCAGCGCTGTAGTCTTAGATTTCTTCGAACCACGAGAACCTTTGACTACTCTGTAGAAGTTCTTAGACCGCCAAAAAGCGCCATATCCGCCACCAACCATTTTGGGAAGGTCAACCATTACGTTAGTCTGCGATGTCGTCTTCATTAGCGAACACCACCGTTCCCTGTACTTCGACTTCCTGTTTATCAGTCCATAATCTATAGCGTTTACCGAGAAGCTCAGCGGCTTTGATTCGGTCTTTGGCGCTGACCTCAATATCGGTCAATTCTTGACCTAACTCACCAACACCAATGATAGTCTGCTCTGTTTCTTCGCCACGCATGACTGATGTCAAATATTCTAGAACTTCTTGTTGGTCAGCGACCTTTTGGGATTGTAATTCAGCTAGCCGCTCGCTTATATAAGTTTTTATTCCAACATTTTCCAACAATTTATGAGATTGTGCTCTGGCGTAATTCTCGCTGTAACCAGCTTTTGTTGCTGATTCCATAGCATTTCCAGAGATGATGTACTCATCTGCAAATCGTCTCTGTCTCTCATTCAATTTTCCATCACCTCCAGTCTAAAATAAAAGAGCAAGACACCCATGCGCCTTACCCTTAATTCTTGATACTACCATTCTAACAGATTTTTAGAACCGTGCAGTCCCAAAAAGTCCCACAAAATACTTATGAAATCAAATAACTTCTTCTAAAGCTGATACAGCATCATTTTTGAGTCTGTAATACGTTGTGCGACTCATTTTCAAGTCGTAACAAACGCTATCAGCTGTGCCTTTATTAATATACGTCATTCTCAACACTGCTCTATGTTTTGGATTTTTGAGCTTATTGATAAGTCTGCCAAGTTCAAGTTTTCTATTGATAACTTCATTAGTATCTTGTTCAATCGCTTCTTTCATGATGACAAGCTGAGTGTACACGTCGTCAACTCTTTTAGCTTGACCGCCTTTTGTTTTCTCTGTTTTCCACTTTGGACTTGAAAGCAAGCCTGCTTCAAGCTCATTGATTTCATCTATTCGACTTTGAATGTCCATATCAAGATTTTGTAATTCATCTAACAACTCTTTAGCTCTGCTCACTTTCAATCCTCCGATGTGATATAATAGTTATAGCATTTTAAATCATATCAAGCTTGCGTGAGCAGGCTCTTTTTTTATTAAAAAATTGAATTTTATCCTTTCGCTTACCTCTCAAATAATTCCAGAAACTCTTCATAGCTATTCAAAACTTTATAGCAACAATCACGCACGTAAACTTCACAGCCCTTATGTTCCACCCAATTACCCGTTTCTTCGTCAAAGATTTCAAATGTATCTTCCGCTATTGATATAATTTCATTTGCGTTTAATATCAGTTTGAATTCCTCAAGTTTATCTACATCATACCCTGTTATTTGACTTATCCATTTAACATCACTCACTTTTAAACCTCCTCAACTGTCAACACAAATCTGTAAAAGCCTTTCTTACCACTTAACCCGCCATACCTAAAAGACATTGAACGAATAACTTTATAATTATCATCTACCCAAATGCCAGCATCCGTCATGCCATCAATAATAGCTTTTATTGTTGGATAAAGGTTTGGCGGGTCTAATCTTGACCTTGTCGGACTGTACACTGTGATGCTTACTCTACACGGATTTTTTGAACCAAACGGCTTCGCTTGCTTATCTTTTTCAGCTGACACGCAATAATTTGCTAGCCCTCTAATTCGTTTAGTCATCTTCGCTTTTTCTTGCGGGTGCCACCTATCATTGCTGTTGATAACCATGTTTTGTTTTTTTGACCTGGTGTTTCTAGGCAACATGAACTCAAATTCCATATTACACCTCGTTTATCTCACCGATAACATCAATTTTGACTTGAGTTACACCTTTAAAATAATCAGCGTTATCTTCTTGATTTACAAAAATAGCCAAATTCTCCAATAGTTGCTTTAAGTCAGTTGCCATAAAATTAAAACTTTTAATAGAATGCTTACTAGCTGTTTTTACTTGAAATATTTTTCTTTTGGGATATTCAACAACTTCATTCATTCTGTTTTCTCTTTCCTCATCTTCCAACTCAACTAACGCATTGCCACAAATGTCACAAAACATAACACCAGGCTTTTCTTCCCACAGCTCTAAATCCGCCACATTTCTCCACTCATAACAATCTGTACAGAACGCTCTTTTAATTTTCATCTTTTCACCTCTACGATTTCAACTCTTATTATATCCTCGTCGCTAGTTAAGCCACTTCTGCTAGCTCTTTTTAAGGCTTCTTGAAAGTTGTTAGCTTCAACTATATAAGTCCAAGGCCAGTAGTCTTCTTCAAAAATAAGGGAAACTTTGTATTTTTTCATTCCTCTCCCTCTCTATAATCTAACCACGGCTCAATAAGACTGCGCTTCCCGCATTTTGAGCATTCAAGGTGATATTTAATACTAAAACTAAATATCGAATTCTCCTCTTTCTTTACATAATCGTGTCTGCAAAAGAATTGTTTCAAATTCTGCCTAAGCTGTTTCTTTTGTTCGTTGAACTTATAAACAATCATTTTAAGAGTATCGAACATTATTACACCTCATCACTCTTCGTTTAGTTCAGCTAGTGTATTCCACACGCCATCTGCAAGACAACTAACTTCTTTAACCTCATTGATTTGCTTTGGTGTTTCTTTATATTCCCACCATTCACTACCGTCATATTCGTGACGTTCAAGCCACCAATCATCACCAACGATAACTAAATCTTCAGCTACTTTAGCAGTGCCAAAACCTGAATAATATTCAGACTTCTTTGCGACTTGCTCAAAATTTTCTTTTGTAATTGCAAAATCTGAACCTTGAATATATTTGACATCTTTAAATGTTTTTCCGTAAGTTGCTAATTCTCTTAATGTTTCTTCCCATAAATTAGTCATTTTCTACCACCTCTCTATACGTCTTTTCAAAGATTTCTTTTTGACAAACATAGCACTCACCTGTTGTGTTCTTGATTAGGTAGTCACCATCATTAAAATACATAGTACCTTCTAACGTTTCAATTTCATGAAATACCCCAAAACCAATACTTTGCCACGTTGCAAATTTCTTAACTTCCTCACGATTATCTTTGGTAACTTGAATTGCTTCAACGGGCGTAGTTTTAATGTATTTTTTAATCATTCTTTCCACTCCGCTTTAAAATTTGTCATCAACTTGCATTGGATTCTTGCTGGTATTCCATCATACTCAAAGTCAAGATTCACTATATCGGTTTCTTTTTCTGCCATAATTTCAAAAATGTCTAAAACTGTTATTTTGCTAGCTTCCATTATTTTTCCTCCAAAAGCTCTGGATTTTCGTAAATATTGCCGATAATTTTACAAATAGACCTGCTACTTTGAATATCAGCAACTTCACTTAATTCAGCAATTTCGTATAAAAAGTCTACAAACCAACCAGCTAAATCATCATTCCAAAACACTTTTGCTAACTCATCGTCATATGTTAGTAAAACATCCCCCTCAAAGATTTCTTCCCCATTCTTATCAATCAAACCTGTTGATTGCATGAGTTCGCTAATATATCCAGTATCAGTGTCATTTTTTAAAATACAAAACAAATCTGACAAGTCCTCGTAATCGCTTGTTGTTATCATCATGCACTCAACTTTATCATATACTCTAAATTTTGGTATTGTCATTTTTCCACCTCTTCGATTTCAAACGCTGGGTTATTCCAAAATTTAAATTCTTCAAGTTCACTTTTAGTAAAATAGCATTTAGAGCATTCATCATTCATTGGGACAGTACTAATACCAATCTTGTTAGCAGTTTTTATTATCCCAACATATGTTTTGCCAAAATCTTCGTTTGAGAATTTAACTGTATACAGCTTCTCTTTCTCAACTTCATAGCCGTAAATCCACGCTTTAGCAAATGTTTCTGGATTGCAGACAATCCAAGTGGTTGTTTTATCTGGCGTTTCATCAGTCATTGCTTCATACAAATCAAAACCATTATATTTTGCACCTTGAATCCACGTATCAATGAATTGCGGTACTACTGGCTTTTCTGGTTCCCACGGTGCTGGTTCTGGTGGCTTCACTGGCTCGTCAAGCTCCCTAAAAAATAGTAGCGTACTGTTTAAAGCAGCTCGATAACCTCTATCATAGTCTCTCTCAGAACTGAAATAATCAATTCTTCGTTTAATCTTCTCAATCACTTCTTGTTTATTTATCATCTTTTACTCCTTCTCTTAAAAAAGTTTCATACATAGCCATCTCTTTAAGTTTATCACCGACAGCTTGGATTTCTACTAGCTCTCTATCAGTGTAGTTTTCCAAATTTTTAGTGACTTCAATAAGCGTTTTTCTTAGTTCTTCAATAGTCATAATTACCTCCCCAATTGTCAGCGTGATAAATAATCGTCTGATTTTCTTCAAGCAACTTAATTTGTTCTTTCGCATCTTGCAAATCACTTTTTAATTGACTAATGGTTGCTTCGCTTTTTTGATGCTCGTAATACGCCCCATTCAAATACCCTAAACCTATCAGAGTACAAAGCACGAACACTATTACAAATACTACACTTATTCCTTTAAAAGCTTCTCTAATAGCACCGAACATCTTTAACCTCCTAAAAACTCAAAGATAGCTGTTTATTGGCTTGTTCAATCTCTAAACGTAAGTTTGTTTGCGGTTGCCATTGTTGCCAATAATCGTAAGCACGGTCAATGTCTTTCTTTTTCAGCAAGTCATAGCGTGGAATTTTGAACAACTCTTTAAAATCTCTGGCTGCTTGACAAAACACTTTCTGTCTCAATTTGCTATCGCTGTAAGCCGGCGCATCATATCCGCCCAAGCATTTAACGACTGCTTTGTTGCGTACTTTGGTTAAATCTTGGTTAATTGACGGATTGACTGGTTGTTCTTCTTTCAAATAAACAATGTCATCACGCATTACAGCTTGTTCTTGCTTGATTTCTTTCTGCGTTTGGAATAATTGAATAAACGCATCCTCTGTGCTGACCGCTGTTTGTGTTGGTGCTACATAGCTACCGTGTTTTCTAATTGTTGGCAACACCTCACTTGTCACCCAGCGTCTGAACGCTTTAGCTTTTTTCATCTTGCTTTCAATTACAAGCGAATACAGACCAGACTCATTAATAATAATGGGTCTTTGTTTTCTTCCGATGGCGTCACGAATTGTTACCTCATCCGTTTTGTCCTCATCATCTACATGGTCTCTGATAGCTTTTCTTGAGTTAGTGTAGCCTAAAACCTCCGCTACATCTTTTCCGACGAAATAAACCATGCCATCAATTTCAAGTGTACGAACTTGACCGAATTCCTCATTGTTAAATACTTGTACATTCATCATTTGTTTGCTCCTCAAAATATTTTATTACTGTTTTAAAAATGTCTATCAATAGTTTCTGTGGAATATTTGAACGCTCATTATAAGACCTCGAAAAATATTTCCATTCAACTTCTGATGGCTTCACCTCATTATTGAGATTTAAAAAAAGATTGCTAGCGAATTTTGTTGGTTTTTGTATTGGATAGCCATAATTGTTGTATCTTGTCTGATTTTTGTAAGGTAGGCAAAATCCCATTACGTCCTCAATATACTTCCAAATACGACCACTTGCGGGATTCTCGATGATAAAGTAAGATGGCTCATAACGTTTGATGATTTCAATAGTATTAAACACACACAACTCACCGTTAACACGCTTCATAAATTGCCTATCATAATAATAATTGTTGTAAGCTTCCTCATAGTCCTTGCTCGTTCTGATGGTAAACATGCTTGGTTCTTTCTGTGGAACGAACAAACTATCAGATAAATCTTCTTGTTTCCAACAAGCATTACCGTTTTTAATAGAGCTAGCGGTCGACCAACTTTCGCAAGGTGGACTAGCTATGATTAAATCTGGTTTTGGGAGTTTATCCAACGTATCAAAGAGCGTATTATCGCCAAACAGACGTTTGTAATCTGCTAAATCTAGTTCAATGAAATGGCTATTTTTATGCTCAATGTCAAGGCCAATCGGATAAACGTCAATATTTGCTTCTTTCGCTTCATTTAGCGTTTTAATTGCTTTAGTATATGAGCCGTTGCCGCTATCAAATAGAGCCCAGACAATCATTTTTTTCAATCGCTTTGCTCCTCCTTGAACGCATTTTCAAACGCTCTGTTAATAGCTCTTAATTTAAACGGTTCATATGCTTTAAAATAATTACCGTGTTCGTCCAATTCACCTTTGACACCAGTCGCATACCGCAAAAACACAAGTTGTTTGCACGACGGACAATACACACGACTTGAAATAGTGATAGGAACTTTTAAAATCTGGCAAAAGCCACAATACGGACACATTAAATCTACTTTGACTTGTCTCATATCACACCTCTAAAACGGTAAGTCGTTTTCATCAATCATTGCTGGATTGCCATTGTGGCTAAAATCTGGATTGGCTTGTGTTGTTTGACCTTGGAAAAAGCTTGTTTGTTGTCCTTGATTTTGCCCAAAATTACCGTTGTTTTGATTTTGATAACCATTATTTGGATTTTGCGGTTGGTTCTGGAAATTTTGCGATTGTGAATTTTGAAAATTCCCCTGATTTTGGAAATTACCTTGGTTTTGTGGACGTCGATTGTTTCCAAAATTGCCATTGTTACCGTTATTTTGATTTTGAGCTGGTGCATAGCCATTGATAGCATCAATACGAATTTGAGAGTATTTCTTCCCTTCGTATTCACTTTGACGGAAACGCCCTTTGATAGTCACCATATTTCCGACATTGTCATATAAGACATTTCCTAATTCTCCGTAAGCAATCACTCTGATATAGCCATGTTTATAGCTTCCATCTTCATTCTTACCGTTTGCAAAGCTCATGCTTGCTGTTGTATAGTCTTGCGTATGCTTATTGTACTCATTATTAAAATTGATATAACCTCTATTCGTCACTTCCATTTGCATCACCTTTTTTCTCTAAATTTAAATCTTTCACAAACAGCAATCCTAGTAGCATCCACCAAGCTGACTTAAAGTAGATGCTGATAAACACACATGCTGCAATTGTCCCTAAATTATAGAGCGCCCACGCTAACCACTTCATCAGACTTCTTCAACCTCCGTGATTTTCAATTCATGTACTCCAAAATTGCATAGTAACAACGAGTACAGCTCATTAAATTTGATAGCTGCTGCATATTGATTTTCAGCTTCAATCTCCGAACCAATGTCTAAACGTGCGATTTTACCGCTAACGTAATACTTTTTCATAATTTCACTCCTTGATGTCCTCTGATTTGACAAATACACCGTTTACCATTTGACCTGTGCGCCATTTAATTTCATTCCAAGCAAGCTCAAAACATTCAATCGTACTAGTGTTTTCGTTAGTTGCAACAGTATCTAAAACGTCAGCTAAATGTACAATACTGCGTTCGATTATCATTTTTTGAAATTTCGCTCCATTTCTACCACCATCAATTGTTAGTACACTCGCAATACGACCAATTTCCGCCGTACCTAACAACAGCAATTCGTCAGTAGAAGCACCAAATAATCCTATTTGTTCTGGTGCTTCTTTGTAAAGGTTTGCATCAACTAGTTTATTAATATCTTTTAAATCCATTTGTTGACCTAAAACAATTAATACAACTAACACATCACCAATACTATCTTTAAGCTGTTCCGGATTGCTTTTAGCCTTTGCTTGGTTAAGTTCTCCCCATTCTTCGCTTAATTTCTGCATCTGTTTGATTGGTTTAGCTTTATCTAATCCTTTAGCAACAGACCACGCTTTGACATTTTCAACTAATTCATTAAAATTCATTATTTCTTTACCTCTTCTTTCAATTCTTGATATTTGATACCGTTCATATCTAGGAAATCTTTAAACATTTTGGCTTGCTTATTGCCATTCGGAAAAATCAATCGCAAATCATATACTAATGGTTTATTCTCAAATTTTGCCCCATTTTCGGCTTCGTTTTGTGTTTCAGGTATAATTACATCACTTTCCAAAACTTCGCCAGTTTCGGCATTATATGCCTTAATTTGAGCGTTGGCATTTTCTTGCGCTAAACGTTCAATCTCTGCTTTGCGTTCAGCTTCGGCTTTTGCTCGTGCTTCTTCTTGTTCTTTACGCAAGATAGCAGCATCTTTGTCGGATTTCATGACCTTAAGAACATCAACAAGTGTCTTGCCATCTTCAAGCGCTCTAACATACATTTCTGGTAACAAGCCATATTCTTTCGCTTGCTCTTCAATGGTCTCTTTACTTGCTTTAAACTCTTCAACAGCTTTAAATTCAGCTAAGACCAGATTGTCAATTTCATCGATTGTTGATTGTTTAAGTTCAAATTTGCCAGCCTTAAAGTATTTCTTCAAGCTGTAATCGTTGTAGCTAGTTTCAAATGTTGACTTATCCAAGTTTGCTAGCTCGCACTTCTCTTCAAAAGTAGCACGTACAACATCAACTCTTAGCAATTTTCCTTGTTCGTCAACTGTATTAAGACCAGCTGTAATATTGCCAATCACTTCATCAAGAGGCTCGATAATCTTGCCAAAACGGTTTTTAAATTCGTTTTTAGGCTCATCAAAAACCGTTAAAATTTCTTTTTGACGTGCTTCAAAAGCTTTTTTTAGCTTATTCAAGCGTGTACGTTCTTCATAGTCAGTTTTATAAGTGCTCGCTGTCACTTCATAATCTGTGTATTGAGCAACAATCGCATTCAATTGCTTTTCAATAGCTTCATAATCAACATCGATTTTAGCTGGTGTGAAATCAACGTTGATTTCAGTTAGTGTGTTATTTGTTACATCTTTCATTTTTCGCTCCTATAAATCGTTAAAATTGGCTTGGTTTTGCTGTGGCATTAGTGACTTGATATAGTTCACTACTTCGTTAAAGAATTCGCTAGGTACAGCGTGGAAATCGTTAATATTGTAGTTTTGCATGATGCCATTCGCTACGTAGTTAGGGTCTTGATTAGTCATCTGTGCAAGCTGATTGATGCCATTGTAAATTTGTTGAATTTGCGCATCGTTGATAAATTGTGTTTGTTGTCCTTGTTCGTCTTGTACTGGATACTCGTCAACATCTTTTTCACCAATCGCAAACAAACCTTGCAAAGCGTACTTGCCAGCGTATGAGCTAACAGCGCCCGTCCATTGCGGGTCTTGCATTTGCTTGATTTGACCTTTTTTAGTGTTAAAAACTGGTACTGAACTTAATTCAGCATACGCTGTCGTTTTATGCTGTTCCTCACCTTTAACAGCTTTTGCTGTCGCTTTAACGAATAACCGTCCTGCAACTTCTGTTAAATCATACTTAACAGTGACATACCAATCAGTTTTTAGTTCCTTAAAAGCAGTATATATGTCTTCAGCATTACGAAAAGCATATTTAACATCTTGTGTTTTCTTTTTTGCTAATTGCATACGTTGTTGCAATTCTGGAAATGTTAAATTTTCCATTCCTCGTCCTCCAACTGTTCATCTTTCCAACGGTCATAAGCTTCATCTTCGTTACCTTGGAATACTTCTTCGTGGTCTTCGTATGAGCTTAACCAATCATCATAATCAAAATCACCAAACAATCCGTATTGCATTAATAGACCTTTCTAGCTTCTAGCAAGTAATAGCAAGTCTTAGCGCCATAATCAATGTGAATGCTATTAGTGCTTCTTGATTGGCGAAGTCTAGGCTCATGAATCGCCGAATTGATAGCAATATCCCGCTTCATTGCTTCGACTGCTTCCTGACCGCTGTCATAAAAACCAAGATGAAACTTGCGATAACCATTAACAACATGTAATAATTCAATTTTCATCACTATTCGTCCTCATCTGGATATAACGCATCACGCATCGCATCTGGTACATCTTTGCCATTTAATACATCTTCAATAACGTGTGATAAAACGTGCATTGTTGCAAAGACTATCTTTTTTTCTTCTGGTTGTTCGATAACGCCAGCTTTGTCAAGGTCAAGTGCTAGCATTGATGTTCCGTGCATAAACTCTTGTAGTTCTTCAATACGTTTCAAAGTTTTGTGTTCTGCTAAAATTGTTTCTTTTACGTCCATAATCACTCCTCCATTAGTGATTTTTTGAGTTCTTCAAGTTTCGCTTGTTCTTCTGCTGTTGCTTCGTGTTTGTAATCTTTTTCTGTCCATCCAGGTACATTGCTTTTAGGTGGTTGCTGATTAGAATAAGTACGTTGCTGTTTATGACTTTGAAACTCTTCTTTTTCTTTGTCAGCTTGCTCTACCGTTGTAATACCTTTTGCTTTCCAACTATCCAAAATACTAAAAGTGTAATTCGGATTATCAATACCGCCGTCGGTAGTTCGTCTGACTGCTTCTTTAACCAGCTCCATATCAATACCGTCTAAACCGATATACTCTAGCAGACGTGTCATGTGTCTGTCATTGACCTTTAGACCTTCCGCCTTTACGAATTGTCCGAAATTGATTGGCTTGTTATCTGTATATTTATTATTTGATATATTAGTATTGATATTATTAGTATTGATTCCGTCTAATTTTTGAACGTCTTGAAATTCAGTTTTCGAATATCCAACGTCTAATTTTTGAACGTCTTGAAATTCAGTTTTTGAATATCCAGCAATATATAAGCGATTTGGCTTGTTCATACCTTGCCTTGTTTCTTTTAAAAGTCCCACTTGAGCAAGTTCTTTTTTTGCTTTTACAACTGACCCGTTAGCGCAATTTAGTTCTTTCATAAACTGCTCATTTGTAAAATACATGTAAATCTGACCGTCACCGTCATACCATTTGTTTTTAATCGACAGTGTTCTGCGATCAAAAAGCAGCATGTACATCATTTTGGCTTTATCACCAAGATTCTTGTATGGTTCTTCTTTCAAGAGCCATTGCGGAAACTGGTAGAAAGCATTATTCTTTACTTCGTTAATATGCATTAATCTTCTTCCTCTCTTGCGCCCCAGCATCCTTGCCAGCCGTCTGTGTCAAAGCCGATTAGCATGATTTCGTCTGTGTCAAAGTATTCATTTTCCATTTGCGAACTCCTTGAATTCTAATATCATTTTCTGCGTTTGCACTATCAGCTCTGCTGCTTCAAAACCTGCCCAGAAATGCGCTGAATTTGTTGTTTTAAATAGTGAAATGTGCGTTTTATGCAATTTATTAATAATGTCGTTTAAAGTGTCGATTCTGATTTGCTTTTCAAAATCGTTGTCATCATAACCTAGCAGATGAGCAATGCTAACACCGAAAAAGTCAGCAAGCTTTTGGGCTTTGTCTAGTTTGATTTGGCGTTCTCCATTTTCCCAACGTAGGACAGTAATTTTTGATATGCCGATTTCACGGGCTAACTCCTCTTGGGTTAGTCTTTTTTCTTTTCTTAGTTCTTTCAATCTATTCATGCTTAGCGCTCCACTTTTGACTATTCAAACGTGCTTTCTCTGTAAATACAGCTTGTCTATAAGCTTCGCTTTGATAGTAGCGTACATCTTCATTACGTCGTTTTAATAACGTTAACGTGAATACTTCTGTAATCGCTAAAACTGCTACTGTAATAGTTAAATATGTCATGCTGTTTGTACCTCTGCTTGTTTTTCATTAATCATTACCAACGTTCTATAAACCGGGTGACCTGCTGGAATTGTGTAAGTTGCTGGGTCAAATTCAACCAGCTTTATTTCATCGTTTTCAGTTACTTCACGATAACTGGTAACTTTAGGTTTCCATTGTTCTTTTTTTCGTTTCATGTTAAAATATCCTTGTTCGTTTATGTTTGCCCTTTAACTAATTGCCGTTAGCTGAGGGCTTTTTTTGTGCTCTCAGGCTAGCTGGTATAGCCCTAGTAGGCGTTTCAGCCGGATAAAAAATAAAGAGGAGATACTTATCGTAGATAAATGGTGTCAAATAATAAAAATACGAGTAATTACCTACTAGAGCCGTATCAACCAGCCTGAGAAGCACGGTTAATTAAGCTAAATTAAGTTCTAATTGATTGTTTAATTGATTGATTCTGCGCTTCGTATTCGTGCATGGTTCCCACATTGCAATGTATTCCAAAGCGTCTTGTTTTTTAGATTTTGGCAGTTCAGCATAGCTGTTTAGACCAAATTCAGATTTGAAATCCAGTTCCATTTCACGAAATACCTCGCTTGAAAAACGGTGTTTCTTGCCTGTTGAGTCTACTTCTGAAAAGTTGTAGGCTTTTGACTTCGCTCCACCCATGCAATCAATAACACGTTTACGACGTTTTTTAGTAATCATATTTGCAATAGCTGGGTGTACATAAGCTGTGTCTTGAATTTGTTTAATATCATTTTGTGCTTGCAACAACCCAAGCTCTATTTTGTCGATTTTTTCTAAAGTTTGTGTCTGTAACTTCGACATTTCAATAAGTTGTTGCGTTGGTGTTAATTCATTCATAGCAATTCTCCTTCTAGAATGTCAGTTTCACGACGTTTTAAATCCAAATCATGGAAAAGTTTAAGTCCTCTATCAACAAGATTATTAAACTCATTTTTGATAAGACCATCGCGTTGAATGTAATGTGTTTCGTCTGCATAGATAAGACCACTCATTTCCATAATCAGTTGGTCACCTTTCTCCAAAAGTTGCATGATATTTTTATAACTGGCAATTTTCTTTTGGTAGCTATTCAGGCGCCCCTCTGATTGCTTAATAGCGTCGGTCAATTCATCATATTTAGCAGATTTTTGGTTAACCTCGTCACGCTCTGCATAGAATTCTTTGAGTTGTTTTTTTAAATACTCTTCATGCTCTAGTGCATAGTCTATGGTTTGTTGCAACTCTTTATTCTTATCGAGCAACGTCTTATTTAAATTTTTGGTTTCTTGATAGTCCTCTGGAACAACTTCCTTGATAACTTCTTTTTCAACGACTTTTTCCGTTTTAGAGAGCGCCTGCTCTGCCAAATTTTCGTTTTGAACTTTCAAACGTTCATTGTCTGCTTGTGATAATTTAAGTTGACGTTTAACTTCTTGCAGTTCACGAACTGTTGGATTATCGCCGTTTTCTATACGGTCAAGTTGAGTTTGCTTTTCATCGTCTGGAAGAGTGGCGATGAGGTAGAGTACGTTATAACCTAAATTCGAGTACGTACTCGAATTTGGAATTTCATTTGCAACTTTCATAAATTGATTAGCAACTCGCTGATTAATTTCAATCTTTTTGAGCCATTGTCCAAATTGACCATGCGTCAAATCGTGTTCCTTAACATGATTTAAACGTCTGCCAATTTCCCAAATAGACTGACCTGCAATCTGCTTATGATGATTGATTTCAAGTTCAATCTGTGCAAGATTGTCCGATAACGCTATTTCGTTCATGTATTATCCTTTCTGAATTCGTCTAAACTGACATCTAAAACGTCAGCGATTTTCACCATTCTACTGAAAGAAAGGTCTCTCTTTCCGATGTTCATCAACGTGTTATAGCTGATACCAGTCTTTTTAGCTAACTCTGTGACTGTCATTCCTCTGTCAATAAGCAACTTGCTTAAAGTTTTTTTCATGCTCACTCCCAAAACACAATATATAGTTTTTGATTGTATTGAAAACGCAACATATTGTGTTATTCTATCCTTTCTGATATAATTGATTCATGACAAACGATTGAATAAGACCTCTTACCTCCTTATGAAAATCGCAAGTCAAATATTATGGAAAGGAGAGAAATATGACTAATAAACCAATCAAACCTGGAACAGATAATCAACCCGCTGGAACTTACAGAGAAGTTGGACCTCGTGGCGGCAATGTTTCTGGCGGGCGTGTCGTTCACATTGACAAAGGCGACCGTTTACCGCCAACCCAAAAATCTGGTAATGGCTGGATTAAAAAATAATCCATTTTAGCGTGTCAAATTTTGATACGCTTTTTTGATAAGCAAAAGCATTTTCCAAAAATATTAATTTGAATCCACGCTTCGGCGTAATCTTTACCATTGCTGGCGTAATGTGTAATGTAATGATGTATCATTTTATGTTTGCTCCTTTCTAAGTTGTTGTTTTCGAAACCTTTAGATAAAATTTTTAGATTTCATTTAGAAATCTTCCATTTTAATATTGAGCATGTGTGCGATTTGAACTGCTTCTGAATATGAAAAATCACGTCCATTGTTTCTGTTGATTTTAGCGCTAAATGTTGTTTTACTCATGTTTAATTTTTGAGCAACATCGTTTTGCTTCATTCCTTTTGAAACGATAACGCTTTTTAAATTCAGATATGGTTTACCGTAATCAGCTACTACAGTCATTTGTTTACTCCTTTCTAAGTTGCTGCTTTCGCAACTTTTGTGATTATAGTTTATATCTTTTTTGTTTCGTTGTCAACAACTTTTTGTTATTTTTTATAAAAAGTTTGCGAAAACGAAACTTTTGTGTTATTATTTACTTATCTTATGAAAGGTGAAACATTATGACATGATTGGTGATAAGATAAAAGAATTACGAAAGAAAAATGGGCTAACTCTTCAAGGATTAGCTGATACTCTAAATAATAAGTACCCAGACACTATTAATTTCAATAAAGGAAAAATTTCAAAATGGGAGAACAACAGGGAAGAACCTAGATTGTCATCTGTAAAGATACTTGCTGATTTCTTTAGTGTACCTCTTGATTATTTTGATGATAAAGATAACTCACAACTTGAGATTATTTCTATATATAATGAACTCAAAGCGCCTCGTCAAAAGAAAGTTTTAAACTATGCTGATAATCAATTAAAAGAACAAAAATTAGAAGAAAAAAATCAGAATACAGTAAATGAACCACAAGTTACGTATTACATCTACGACTACTACGACCAACCCGCTTCCGCCGGTACAGGGCAGTATTTAAACGATGTACAAGTTGAACAGATTGAGTTACCAGTAGATGTAGATGCTGACTTCGTAGTACCTATCTACGGTGACTCAATGGAACCAGAATATCATTCCGGTGATTACGTATTTGTAAAGTTATCTGTCGATTTATCAAGTGGTGATATTGGTGTATTTGAGTTGTATGGTGATGCTTATATCAAAGAATTAATCATTGACGATTCTGGAGCGTGCTTACATAGCTTTAATACCGAAAAATACAAAGACATCCCAATTGATGCCGATAGTGATTTTAGAATCATTGGCGAAGTTGTTGGAAAATATAGGGAGGATTAACATGTATTCAGATGAATTTAAAGAGTATGTCGAAAATAATGGACGAGCATACGAGAAATTTATTATAAAAGCAACTGATTATCTTAACGAAAAAAATAGTAGACGTCAGCCAAATAAGCGCTGGAAAGAAAGTAGAATTGATAAAGAAGCAGAAAAAATGTGGACTGATTTAATCAAAAATACTTATGATAAAATCAAATCAGTTATCAAAACTAAGCGGAGATTTAGTCATGAACAAGAAATCGAAGATTGGATTGAATTCCTAAGAGAAAACGAAATCTTGGAAAGCTTCTCTGATAGTATTGACGAAATAGAATTTGAATAATCAATCGTGCAAATACTGAATCACGTTAAAAGCTGAAATAAAGGAAATTATAGAATGAAAAAAGTTATTTTAGGAAGTATCACACTTCTTTCAGTCGTTACGCTTGCAGCTTGCTCTAACTCAAAAACAAACTCTAGTACTTCATCTAGTACAAGTACGTCACAAAGTTCTACTACTTCATCAAGTGCAAAAGTAGATAACAGCGTTTACGATTCTGTTGTTAAAGAATTAAATGAGACTTTGAATCCTGAAAACGATTCGAACTGTACTATCGAAATTGAAAACAATGTAGCTGATAGTGATTTCCCAGACGGTCACAATATCATCACCGTGCTTTACACAAACGAGGCTGCTGACGGCATGAAAGAAATCATCGAAGCGGTTGACTCAAATACTGCCGAAGATGGGCAAAAACTAGTCTTGGAAAGTCTTAGACAAAACGTGTCAGATATTGCCAAAAAATTGCCTGATGATACAACTACTATCGAATTACGATACAAAATCGCTGCCGACCAATACAGAGCCGTAGCATTGTCAAGCAAGAATGAAGATATTATTCCCGTAGAAGTTGACTAAAGAGGTTAGATTATGAAAGTTGGATTTAGAAAACCAAGTTTAAAAAAGAGTTTGAAGGCTCGGACAACGGCAAAGTGGAAAAGACAAGCTAAAAAAGCCGTTATCCCCGGCTATGGTAAAAAAGGTATGGGTTGGGTAAAGAATCCAAAGAAAGCAGCTTATAACAAGGTTTATCATAAGACTACATTTGGTCTATCTGACATCATGAAATTATTTAAGTAAACAAAAAAAGCCCACGCTCAAATTTTGGACGAGGAGAGCGTGAGCAAGGAAGTATACAAGAAAAACAGGCATTAAAAAGCCCTTTTTCTTGTACTCATTTTAACATTTTTTAACAAATTTTGAAAGAGGGTACAAATGAACTCAAAACGAAAAGTAGCCATATATAGCCGTGTTTCTACACTACACCAAGCTGAAGAAGGTTATTCAATCGGTCAGCAAATCGAAGCACTAACAAAATATTGTCAAGCTATGGATTGGGTTATTTATGACAACTATTCTGACGGCGGTTTTTCTGGTGGTAAACTAGAACGACCAGCCATGCAAAAAATGATACAAGATGCTGAATCTGGTAAATTTGACACTGTTATCGTTTACAAGCTTGACCGTCTTAGCCGAAACGTCAGAGACACACTCTATCTAGTCAAAGACGTTTTTAACGCTAACAACGTTGATTTTGTCAGCTTACAGGAGAACATAGATACAAAATCTGCTATGGGGAATCTCTTTATCACGCTTCTCTCTGCTATTGCTGAATTTGAACGGGAGCAAATAAAAGAGCGTATGCAGCTAGGTGTTAAGGGACGTGCTAAATCAGGAAAAACAACTTCTTGGGCGACACCGCCCTTTGGTTACAAATACGATACCAACACCCAGTCGATGACTGTCGACCATTACCAAGCCGAGATTGTCCGTGATATGTTTAACAAAATTATTTCTGGTTGGTCAATCATGGGAATAACAACATACATGCGTGAAAATTACGACGGGAAATGGACTCACGTCAAAGTAAAACGAATTTTAGAAAACATAACCTACATCGGCAAAGTGAAGTATCGCAATGAAATTTTCGAGGGGGAACACACACCTATTTTACCTGAAGAATTATTTTACAAAGCTCAAAAAGCCTTGGAAGAAAGAACAAACAAAAAAGATAATACTAGACCATTTCAAGGTCTTTATATGCTTTCTCACATTGCAAAGTGTGGATACTGTGGGACACCTTTAAAAATCGACACCTACAAACCACGAAAAGACGGCACTAGAAAGCGCACCTATACTTGTATCAATAAAAATCCGAGACGAACTAAAACAACGATATACAACAACGGGGAAGAATGTAAGGAATCAGGACGATACGACGTTAAAGACGTCGAAAGCTATGTTTTGAATGAAATAAACAAATTCCAACTAAATCCTGAATCTATAGAATCATTGTATAAAGACAAACCTGAAGAAAATTTAAAAGCATATGAAGAGCAACTAAAACAACTAGAAAAGAAACTTTCGAAGTTAAATGACTTGTACATAAATGAGTTGATTTCTATGGACGCACTAAAACAAAAAAGTGCTGAACTCCTCAAAGAGAAATCCAGCCTAGAATCGTTCATAAATAGAAACAAAACTCAAACAAATAATAAACAATCTTTTGAAAAACTCGTGAAAATGGACGATATTCTAAAAATGTCTTATGACGACCAAAAGAAAGTAGTAAAAACATTAATTAAACGTGTAGAGGTAAAGCGTGATGAAATCGACGTTATTTTTAAATTGTAAAATTACAGTATTTAGGAGCACCTACTAATATTGTTGTGCATG